TCGGTAGTGGTATAGAACTAACGTATGACGAACATCTTGACCTTATAGAGGAAACTGCTTTTGTAAAAATTAATGGTCAGACTATGGTCAGAGCTTTACATAACAGAATCCAACAAAAAGATTTTCAAGCACTTATGAAAAGTGTACGAGGTGAATTGATAGAACAGAATAATATGGATATAGAAGTACAGGCACAACAAGCTAATAGAGATTTAGCAGAAGATATTTTAAGAGATATAGTAAATAAATATAAAAAAGCAGGTAAACAAATATGGTTTAGTAAAAATCCAGAACGCAAAAAAGAATATCTACAACTTCAAGCTACAATTAGGCAAGAAGCTAACAATGACATCCTTGAAGGATTTCAACAACTTAACGCTAATTAATTATGGCTACTAACACTGCTGCATCCTTTTCAACACCTACTGCTGATGGTACTGCTGGTCCTTTTAACATAGGTTTTAATTATCTTGAACAATCTGAAATTGATGTAACTGTTGATGGTGTCTTAAAAACTCTTGGTACTCATTACACTTTTCATAGTGCTACACAGATATCTTTTACCTCTGGTAACTTTCCTACCTCTGGACAAACCATAAAATTTCAAAGAGATACAAATATATCAGCTAAAAAGGTAGATTTTGAAGATGGAAGTGTTCTTACAGAAGCAGATCTTGATGCAAACAGTGATCAGGTATTATTTGGTTTACAGGAATTTACTGATGAAATTAATACTAATGTTGTTAAAAAAGATGGCGGTCTTGCACAGATAACTGATGCTGCTGCTCTTGCAGCTTTAACACAACCTGAAGTACAGATATTAGATGGAGCAACAGTAAGCACTACAGAATTAAATACACTGGATGGTGTGAACAGTACTCTTACTGCATCTGAATTAAATGTATTAGATGGTATAACAGCTTCTACAGCAAACCTTAATCAACTAACTAATAAGGAAGTAGAAACTTCTGTTACAACTAACAGCAATGCAAAGATACCAACATCAAAAGCTGTTAATGATCTTGTACTTGCCGTTACAAATGCTTTAGGTGGTTTTGTTGCGATAGCAAATGCAACGTCTTTTCCTACTTCGCATCCTGATCCCAGTGAAAATGCTGGTACTGTAGTTTCTATAACTGATGCCAATGGAATAGTCGTAAACAGTAGCGGTGTTGCAACTATATCTAATGGTGCTGGTAGTTCAACTGTAACTATAAATGGATTTCCTACTGATCTACGCGGTAAAACTTTAGGTAGTGGTATTGGTTTACAGGTACAAACAACAACGACATTACATACTTACGATTACCATAAAGCATTAATAAGAGAAATAGATTTATTAAATTTTAGTGCAGATGTAGATAGTTTTAGAAGTAGGTACAGAGTTGTAAATACTACACCTACATCTGATAATGATGCAGGAGATATTATCTATAGAACATCTGATGACAAATTACTTATATATAACGGCACAGCATTTCAAGATCCTTTAATTGGTAGTTTTCATATAAATCTCTTAAGTAGTTTTAATGGTACTGATGGAGGCAGTGGAGATTTTAATGGTACTGCATTTAAATTTAATATTGATCACCCACCAGAAAAAGCAGAACAATTACTTGTAAGTATTAATGGTGTTATACAAAAACCTAATAGCGGTACAAGTCAACCAAGTCAGGGTTTTGCTTTAGATGGATCAACAATAATATTTGGTGCTGCCCCTGCCAGTGGATCAGACTTTTTTATAGTTACTATTGGTAAATCAGTAAATATAGGTAACGTAAGTGATGGAACTATAACTAATGCAAAAGTAGCAAGTGATGCAAGTATAGAAGGAACAAAGATAAATCCTAATTTTGGTAATCAAAATATAGTTAATACAGGGGCTAATTTCCTTGGTGCTACTATAGTTAACAGTTTAGGTATTTCTAATGGTAATGTATCTTTTCCAGCAAAAATTACTGTTTCTAGCGGAATAGATATTACTGGTAACATTATTTTTAATGATGATAATAAAATTGAATTTACAAGCGATAAATCTTCGGGAAAAATAAAACTTTTAGGTAATAATGACACAAACAATTTAGGAGTATTAGATAATCAAACTTACGGTTCTTTAACAAGACTCGCAACTACTTTTACTGCTAATGAATCAAGCGAAACTACTATTACACCTAACAGACAAGGTTGGCTTTTTAGACATATAAATCACAGTAGTTCGCAAGGTGCTATGTCACTAACTAGTAACGGTAAATTATCAGTTGCTCATTCTATGCGTTTAGGTCACGGAGAGAGTGATACTACGGCTTCGGGTGCTACTTATTGTCTAGATGTCAATGGTGATATAGTAGCGGGAAATGTAGTTCTTTTTGGTGATCTGACAGTAGATACAGATACTTTATTTGTAGATACAGCAGATAATCGAGTTGGTATTAATACTACAGATCCACAGGCAGATCTACACATAAAGTCTACTGGTGACTGCATTTTAATGTTGCAAGGTGACTCAGGTAATGAACAAGGAAATGAACATAATAATCCTTATATTTTATTTGTACAAGATGGACAAGTTCAAAACAGTGTTATTGGAATGAATCCATTTAATATAGCTGGAGAAAATAATTCTTTAGTATTAGCTAATTCAACAGGTTCAAGTGGAGGAATAGTATTTAGAACTGGTACTTCTGCACCTTACACCAATGCAGTACCAAGAATGGAAATAAAAAGTGATGGGACTGTTGATATAACAGGGAATCTTGATGTAGGAGCAGGGCTTGACGTAACGGGTGTAATTACAGGCACGAGCCACCTAGATTTACCAAGTGATGCATTTTTAAAATTAGGTGGTAATGATGAATTGCAAATACTTCATCAATCATCAAATGGTAATTCAATAATAAAAGAAAATGGTGGTGGATCTTTAAGTATTCAAACTAATGGAGCAAACATAACTCTTTTTGATACTGCCAATAACAGATCAATGGCACAGTTTATAACAGGCGGTGCTTGTCAGTTTAAACATGGAGCAGATTTACGATTAGTAACAACCTCAACAGGTGTAGATGTAACGGGTGATCTGACAGTAAGCGGAAACATGACCGTTTCTGGTACGACCACAACGATTGATACGACTACTCTTACAGTTGAAGATAAAAATATTGAACTAGGTAAGGTATCAACTCCTACCGATACTACTGCTGATCAAGGGGGTATAACTTTATTAGGTGCTACGAATAAGACGTTTCAGTGGTTAGATGCTACCGATAGCTGGACAAGCAGCGAGCATATTGCATTACCTGATAATAAAAAATTACAGCTAGGAAATTCTCAAGATTTACAGCTTTTCCATGACGGGACTTACAGCAGAATAAACTCAACATTAATAATTATGGCTACTAATATGTTCCATATTAATAATGCAGCAAATAATGAAGCAATATTTAAAGCTACTGCAAACGGGGCAGTAGAGTTATATCACGACAACAGTAAAAAGCTAGAGACTACAGCTAATGGAGTAGCTGTTTCTAATATTCAAAATAACTTTGGTTTAGATCTAAATGGTGTAGGCAATAATACTTGTATAAGATTTATGTCCACTGGTTCTTCACCCAACCGTGGTTATAGAATTAATTTTCACAGTAGTACTAATATATTTAACACACCTTCTTTAACTTTTGATAGAACAGCTACCGATGGTACTTTTGCAGCCCATATTGCTGGCATAAGTACCGATGGTTTTCATCTTTTAGATAATTTAAAACTACATTTAGGAGGTACAGGTTCTTCTGGAGATTTACAAATTTATCATGATGGTTCTCATAATTACCTTACAAGTAGTAATGGGATTATACATATAATTGGTGATGGCACTAATCAAATTAAAATAACTCCAAAAAATGGTGAGCAAGGTATAAGACTTACTCCTGACGGTGCATTTGAAGCATTTTTTGACAACTCTAAAAAGTTTGAGACAACTGCAACAGGTATTAAAGTTACTGGTACTACGGCTACTGGTTCAGTATTTTTAGGTGATTTTAGAGTCAAGAACACAGACGATTCTAACTTTGTCACCTTCAAACCCGCAGAAAATTTAGTTAGATGGCATGACAATGATAAAGCTGTTTTTGGAGGTTCTAATGATTTACAAATTTATCATGATGCTGATATTAATTTTTTGAGAACAGAAAATGGTTCAATAAATATCATAAAGTCTAATACTGAAAATATTGCAAAATTTATACCAGACGGAGCAGTAGAATTATATTTCGACAACAGTAAAAAATTTGAAACTACAGTAAATGGCGTAAATCTAATTGGAACACAACAAAATTTTCAAGGTGTAGTAAAGTTTGATAACATGTCCAATCCTGGGCTTGACATGAGGTGGGAGCCCTCTTCCAACTCACTAGATTTTGTAGATAATGTTAAAGCTAGATTTGGTGCTGGTAATGACTTACAAATTTTTCATGATGGCACAAACACCTTTATGGATAATTCAACAGGTATTTTTCTTATTAGAAATAATAGTGCAGAGATAAGAATCAGACCTATAGGGCCTTTTAGTGGGACTAATGAAGAATCAGCAAAATTTAAACCAAACGGAACTGTAGAACTCTACTTCGACAACAGTAAAAAGTTTGAGACAACTTCAACAGGCGTGTCGGTAACAGGAGCTATCACTGGAACGGCAGACGCAACCATAAACTCAGTAAATATAGGTAAAGGTGCAAACTCTGTTTCTGGTAACACTGTATTAGGAGAGAGTGCTTTAGATGCTGCTGTTACTGGTGCAGGAAATACAGCTATTGGTAAAAATTCTTTATCAGCTAACACAACTGGAACTTCAAACACAGCCACAGGTGCTAATGCATTAGATGCAAATACAACTGGATTCAGCAACGTAGCAG